GGACGAAGCCGCTTCACTTTCCTTCATGGTCAAGGAATTTGAAATGCGGAAATCAGCCGATGAATATGCTCGGACTTCGGTGTCTAAGACTGGTGTAATTGACACTAACAAGTTGCACTCATACAAGTATAATGACGACCTGTTCCGTCGTATCACTTCCGTTGCGACTGGCAAGAACCACGGCTTTGTCATGTTCATTGACTGGTCTGGCTCTATGGATATCCATCTTAAGAAAACGGTCAAGCAATTGCTTTCGCTGACCATGTTCTGTAAGCGTGCCCAGATCCCGTTTGAGGTATACTCATTCCGTTCTGCTAATAATTTCGATTATGAAGCAGGTCGAGTTCCTGAAAACGGTCGTCTGTTCACGAACGGTACTAATGAGTTGGACTTTGACAACTTCATTGCACGAAACCTTTTGTCTTCACGGATGAATGTGGCCGAGTTCAATGACGCAATGTTCCATCTCTACATCATGGCTTGCGGCGGTCACCTCAAGTGTGACGGGTTGTCTTCCACTCCGCTGAATGAATGTATCGGCACGGCTGATCTGATTGTCAATCGGTTCAAGGCTCGGTCTAAGGTTCAGATTGTTAACACAATCTTCCTGACTGACGGCGAGTCCGATCCAATCGGCGAAATCCATGGCGTTTCTACTTACGGTGCCCGTAAGAACCGCAAGTTCATTCTTCAGGATGATGTTACTAAGAAGAACTATGACATCCGCGCAGCAAGCAATAACGGCTGGAACCGCTATTCTCCTTACGCTGATAAGGCGATGACAACTCTTTTGCTGCGGATACTCAAGGAACGTACCGGTTGCAATCTGATCGGTTTCTTTATCTCTTCTTATGGCTTTGAAAGCATGTATCGCCAGTTCTACGGTGAATATGGCGATACTTATAAGAAGTGTGCTACCGACTGGAAAGAAAACGGGTTCTTCGGAGTGACAACGGCTGGGTATGATGAATATTATATCCTCAATCCGAAGTCCATGAATGTGTCTTCTGGAAATCTTAACGTAAACTCTGATATGTCCAAGCGCAAGATTGCTTCGGAATTTATCAAGTTTTCGGAAAAGAAGTCGGTATCTCGCGTTCTACTCTCTCGGTTTGTCAAGCGAATTGCCGCTTGACAACCACCTCTTCCTAGACTATAATATACACATAATCGAAACACACACAAAGGAAAATATCTAATGGCTAAGTCCGTTGATAAGAGTGCTTTCTTCGCCGCTGTAAAGTCCGAGTATGGCGATATCAAGACCATTACTCGCCAGCAACTGGTTCATCTTTATGAGAATTGCAATGTGTCTTATCCGACCTGGCTCGTCAAGGACGATAGCAAGCGTATCGGTCGTGGTGTCTATTCTCTGGATGATGTTGATATGACCAATGCAAAGCCCGCACCGAAGGCTGTGAAGCCTGTGAAGTCCATTCCTGCGGCTGAGATTGCTTCGGCTGTTCCTGTTGCTCAGGTTACCGAAGTGTCCAATCATGCTGACATGGCAATGGCTCTTCACGCCTCGTCCGATACCATCTCTCTGGTGCCGTCGAAGGCTTCTGGTTATGTTCCGTTCGGTCACTTCCCTGATGTTCGTATGATCATCAAGTCTGGTAAGTTCTATCCGACTTATATCACTGGTCTGTCTGGCAACGGTAAGACCATGATGATTGAGCAGATTTGTGCCCAGGAAAAGCGTGAACTGGTTCGTGCCAACATCACCAAGGAAACTGACGAGGACGATCTGATCGGTGGCTTCCGTCTTATCGACGGCAAGACGGTCTGGCAGAACGGTCCTGTTATCGTGGCCATGGAACGTGGTGCAATCCTGTTGCTTGACGAAGTTGATCTTGGTGATGCCAAGCTTATGTGTCTCCAGCCTGTCCTCGAGGGTAAGCCGATCTATCTCAAGAAGATCAATCGCGTGGTCACGCCCGCGCCTGGGTTCAACATCCTTGCTACGGCTAACACCAAGGGTAAGGGTTCTGATGACGGTCGCTTCATCGGTACTAACGTGATGAATGAAGCTTTCCTTGAGCGTTTCTCCATCACGTTTGAGCAGGAATATCCGCCGCTCAAGACCGAAGCCAAGATCCTCAACAATGTCCTCGGCGCTTCTGGCATTGAAGACAAGGACTTTGCAGATAAGCTGGTCAACTGGGCTGACATGATCCGCAAGGCATTCTACGATGGTGCGGTTTCCGATATCATCTCCACTCGCCGTCTGGTTCATATCTGCGAAGCCTACGCCATCTTCGGTCAGGATCGTGAGAAGGCAATCAAGCTTTGTCTGAACCGCTTTGATGTAGATACCAAGGGCGGCTTCTACGACCTTTATCTCAAGCTGGATGAAACTCTCAATCCGAAGCCCGCTGCGGATGAAACTGTCACTGCGGTAAATCTTGATGAAGAGGTGCCTTTCTAATTGACATTAGGTAGTACCTAGTGTATAATACAGACAATATGGTAAAAGACTGCGCCATATTGTCTGTCCAACAAAGCGGTCGTTTTATTATGGAGTTATTGAATGTCTCAGATTCGTAAGGTTGCTAAGGTTCTCCGTCAGAACACCAAGGGCGCTGGTATCACTGTTGCTCAGATTGCCCGTCTGACTGGCGTGCCTAAGGCTAGCGTCTCTAAGCGTGTGTATGACCTACGCACCCTTGAAGGCCATCGCATCTATAGCAACTATCGCAATGTGAATGGCAAGCGCAAGATGTTTTATCGTTTTGCTGCCTAATATCTAGCAAATCTCAGAGGGATGGATACTATATACTAGTGTCCTTCCCTCTTTTTTATTATGGAGTTTTTATAATGCAACTACAGGTCAAAGTTGAAGATTTAAGAAAAGCAAAGTTGTTCGTAGCAACACCAATGTATGGTGGGCAGTGTCATGGCATGTATTCAAAGGCTGCTCTTGATTTGCAGGGCCTGTGTATGCAGTACGGCATTGATATACGGTTTTCATTTCTTTTCAATGAATCTCTGATTACTCGCGCACGAAATTATCTTGTTGATGAATTCCTGCGTTCTGGTTTTACACATCTACTCTTTCTCGACTCGGACATCTGTTTCGATCCACAAGATGTTCTTGCTCTCATTGCCTTGGACAAGGATGTAATTGGCGCTCCGTATCCAAAGAAGTCAATCAACTGGCGCAATGTTGCTCTTGCTCTTACCAAGAACCCAACCATGAATGCTGGAGAATTAGATACACTTACTGGTGACTATGTGTTCAATCCAGTTCCTGGCACAAAGTCTTTTCGTGTTTCTGAACCGCTTGAGGTTATGGAAATCGGTACTGGTTATATGTTGATCAAGCGTGAAGTATTTGACAAGTTTAGGGAAGCATATCCAAACTTGACATATAAGCCAGATCATGTTGGCCAGGCACACTTTGATGGTTCTCGTTACATTCATGCATATTTTGATACTGTCATTGATCGCGGTGAACCTTTCGATAAGATACACCAGATGATGGAAGCAGCAGCAAAGGGCGAGAATGTTGAAGAATTGGCCAAGACGCTGCTAGACAAAGAAACGAATTCATCTCATCGCTATCTTTCAGAAGACTACATGTTCTGTCAGTATTGGCGCAAGATTGGCGGATCAATCTGGTTGTGTCCTTGGATGAAGACCACTCATATGGGAACTTATGCATTCTCTGGTAACATGCCAAAGATTGCTGAACTTACAGGAAATCTCTAATGATCATTGGTATTGTTGGTTTTATTGGATCAGGTAAAGGCACTGCTGCCGATATTCTGGTTAACAAACACAACTTTCACAAACTGTCTTTTGCTGATACAGTAAAGGACGCAACAGCGGCCATCTTCGGATGGCCGCGAAATCTTCTTGAAGGTGATACAGAAGAAAGTCGTAACTGGCGTGAAGCAAAGGATGAATGGTGGTCTGAGCGATTTGGCTACGACATTTCTCCTCGTCTTGCTCTACAGATGATGGGCACCGAAGCGGGTCGTGATGTGTTTCATTCTGACCTTTGGATCCATTCTCTTGAGCGTAAGATGGAAATGTATCCGAATGTAGTCATTGCTGACGTTCGTTTTCCTAATGAGATTGCATTCATTCAGTCCAAGGGTGGCTTTGTCATTCGTGTAAAGCGTGGTGCAGATCCTGAGTGGTATGACACAGCATTGATTGCAAATCAGATAAAGGATTCTGATGAGCGTTTTGCTGCTAGAGAGAAGATGATCAATCAGTATAACGTTCACTATTCAGAATGGGCATGGATTGGTTCGATCATGGAACATGAACTGTATAATACTGGAACTATTTCCTCGCTTGAAGGAGATATCATTCACATGCTAAAAGTCTTTACAGGTCCACAAAAGCCTGCTACACTAGCAGCGTAATCCAAAAACAAATCGGAGTTTATATTATGAAGTTGAGTGAAAACACCCTGAGTGTCTTGAAAAACTTTTCTACAATCAATTCAGGAATTGTTCTTCAAAAGGGAAATGTCCAGAAGACTATTTCTCCTGAGAAGTCCATTCTTGTCGAAGCAGAGATTGAAGATGCTCTGCCCGAACAGTTTGGTATCTATGACTTGAATCAGTTTCTCGGTAACGTCTCTACGCTGAATAATCCAGACTTGACGTTCAGTGAGAATTCTGTTCTCATGAATGATGGTGATATTACCTTCAACTATTATTCATGTTCTGTCAATCTTATCGTTTCTCCTCCTGACAAGGAATTGAAGTTGAAGCAAGTTGATGTAAGCTTCACTCTTACAAATGCCAATCTGTCTAAGCTTCTTCGTCTTGCAGCAATGAACAATCTTACTCATCTGTCCGTTGTTGGTAAGAACGGTGAGATTAGATTGCAGACGCATGAGAAGGCAAACGACACCTCTAACTATGCATCGTTCAAGCTGAATGATTATAACGGTGAAGACTTTACTGCATCGTTCAAGGTCGAAAACATCAAGTTGATTCCTGGTGACTATGATGTGGAAATTCAGCTTGGTGCATTCGCTAAGTTTGTATCTAAGTCTGGCAAGATCAAGTATTTCATCGCACTGGAGAGCAAGTAATGGCTGGTATGGGTCACAATCAGAACTTTGTTAGCATCAATTCTCTGACTGATAATCAGAAGAAGGAACTCAAGGAAGCTGTTCAGCAGTTGAATGACAGCATGACGCGAGTTGCTGCTGAGAGAGACTTTCAGAAGGAATCGATTAACAACATTAGCGATAAGACTGGTGTTGATAAGAAGATTATTCGCCGTATGGCTAAGGTCTACTTCAAGGCTAACTATTCTCAGGAACAGGAAGAGAATAGAAACTTCGAAGAGTTTTATGATGGTGTCATGAAGTAATGGGCAAAGAAGATGTAATTAAGCGCATGAATGAACTCATGGAGCCTATTGACAGACAGATCATGATGTGTGATAATGTCGAGGATGTCTTAATGTTGGCATCTAATATGATGGTAACCGCCAAGAGCATCTATGTACAAAATCTTGGCGGTGCCGGCACTAAGCAACTTCTTCAAAGAATGGTGAATGAAATTGACGAACGAATCCTTCCTATGGGTCGAGAAATACCGTCCGACAACAGTTAAAGATTGTATTCTTCCTGATCGGCTCAAGAAGCCATTTCAGGAATATGTTGATAGTAAGAAGATACCCAATCTCATGCTCACTGGTTCAGCAGGCGTAGGTAAAACTACGATTGCAAAGGCCATGTGTGATGAGATTGGTATCAATCATCTCTATATCAACGCATCTGAAAATCGTGGTATCGATACTCTGCGAACAACCATTCGTAACTATGCATCAACTGTATCGCTGACTGGCGGCTTGAAGGTCATCATTCTAGACGAAGCTGATTATCTGACACCAGAAGCACAAGCTGCTATGCGTGGTGCAATCGAAGAGTTTTCGTCCAACTGCACATTCATCTTTACTTGTAACTTCAAGTCTAAGCTGATCGACGCTCTTCATTCTCGGTGTTCTGTCATCGATTTCGGTCTAAAGAATGATGAGAAGGCAAAGATGGCTTCACAGTTGATGAAGCGCATGGAAAATATTCTTACACAAGAAAGTGTGAC